GCCATATCTTCAGGTGTTAAAGAACCATTTCCATTTCCACCAGTATCGGATTCACCACCTTTAAAAATTAGTTGGCTCATTAGTTTAACCAAGGATATTTTTTTATCAATGGTAGAATCAATAATTTTAAGAAGGTCAGTATTAGCTTTGTTTAAATTGGTTAAATCATGCATATCTTCAACATTAACTTTGTTTTTGTTTTCGTTAATTGTCCTAATACATGTACTTCTTTGTTCTACAAGTTCATTGTAGGCCTCCTGAGCCACAATTTGAAAACTTTGTTTAGTTAACTCTATTTTTTTCTTAGTTGGTCTAGCCATAATTCGTTATTTATATTCGTATCAGTAATTCTAATTAATTTAATATTATTTTCTGTACAGTATTTATTTTTAATTTCATCCCTTTCTTTGGTTTTAATAAAATTTTTACCACTATGATCACCCCAATGAGGTTGAAAATGTTGATACCCATCATATTCAATACATACGTTGAGTTTTGGTAGATAAAAATCGAACTTTAGAGGGAATTTATTTTTACAATCAGGAAAACTGTGTTGTTGTATATATTTAATTTTTTCTTCTTCTAAAATTTTTTTAATCCTCAGTTCACCCTTAGATACATTACACATTTTACATCCAAAACCCTGTAAATGGCTATATGGTTTTTGTTCAAAAATACCATGATTTGGGCATATAATAAATACTTTTTTATGTGAATTCACATAATCCACTAATGAATAGTCAAATTTATTATTATGTATTTTATTTGCTCTATCTATGAAAATATTAGTTGTTAGTTTTTGGTTATTACTACAATGTGGGCACCCACATTTTTTCAATAGATGATCACACGATCTTTGTTCAAAAATACCATGATTTGGGCATATAATTTTTATTTTAGTAGAACAACAATCAACATATTCAGATAAAGAATAATCGTACTTATTTTTATGTATTTTTTTAGCCTCACGGATAAAAACCTCTGTAGATAACTTTTTATTTTTAGCACAATAAGGACATCCGTGTTTTTGTTTTATATGTGAACATGGACGTTGTTCGAAAACACCATGAATGTTACATATTATTTTAACTTTAGTATTTGTGTTAACGTAATCAACTAAAGAATAATCATACACATTATGGTGTATTTTATTTGCCTTATTTATGAAATCATATGTTGTTAATTTTTTAGGCATATACATATAAATATAAGGTAAATGGTTTTTTACCACCATAACCCAATTTTATTTGTACTATAACTTTCCTGAGTTATGCCTAAAAAACTTTCGGTATTTAATTTAACTTGTTTTTTTTGTGGTCTTCCCATGATTTCTTTTATTTATAAATATCAAAATGGTGGTTTTTACAAACCACCATCTTTTATAAACTTATAAATACCACGATATCTTTTCATTGCGTTTCTAATATCTTTGGTACTTAGTGATGTCATTTCTCTCATATAATAAAGAATTAAATTTTTATTATACTTATTAGTCGCTTCCTTACCCTCAAAAACATTTTCCCAATTTTCCAAAATAGAAACCAAAGCGTTACCAACTTTTATTTCATTTTCGGTTAAAATTTTATTTTGTAATTCTTCTTTAATTGAAGTTGATATTTCATCTATTAATAAAGTTAAATCTAGTTCTTGATTATCTATCTCATAAGAGTATTCTTCATTTTCTTCTAAATCTGGGGCGATATCTTCATATGATATCAAAGTTTTTAGTTTTTTATCATCTTTTATTAGTTTACCTAATAAATAATGTTTACAAACAGTACCATAATAAGAATATGATTTTTTACCTTTTGATGGTTTAAATTTATGAAATTTCATCATTAAAAATGATAGTGTATCAGAATGTAAATCTTCAAAAGTCATACTTTTAGAATATAACTTATATCTTCTAATGATACTTTCTATCATTTTATTTAATGGAGCTTGTAAGTGTTGGCGATAAATTTCATTTCTTCTAAATTCATCTTTTGTACTACCAGTCCATCTGTATCCCTCTAATGATTTTGAATCATGTATTAAACTACCTAAAGATAAAAATTCTTTAACAGCTAATTCTTCTACATGTCCAAAATAAGGATCTTTTGACGGTTTTCTTCCTCTTTTTCTTTCTGTGGACATTATACTATTGTAGAAATCTCTCTATCAAACTTTATGTTTCTATCGGCTTTAAAATAACATTCCTTACGGGAAGTACTAAACCAAAATCTGGCCTCAATAACATCGATTTTATCCGTTTCTTTATTTTGATAATTAAAAAATAAAGAATCTGGTCTCATATTAACTTTTTTATACCCTAATTTAGGGATGGTCATTATTTTTTTATCATAATAAGTCATTCTTAATAAAAACTCATATATAAAGTGAAGTTTAATACTAGGTTTTAAACCACCCACGGCTTTGAAAGCGTCTACCTTAATAACAGCACCCGACAATTGAAAGTTGGGGAAGTTCAATAAAGCATCATTGTCTAAAAACCCTAATTTATCAGAAAAGTCTTTAGCCCATACAGGTTCATTACTAAAATGTAAAAAACGACCTTCAGGACTTACATCTAAAACAATTGGTAAGAAAACATCTGTTTCATCGTAAGCCTCTACATATTTGTTAACATTATCAAACCATATTTTTGAATACTCGTCATCAACTTCTAATATAGAAAAGAAAGTGGTTTTAACTTGTTCAACACCAAAATTAATTTGTGAACAAAAATCAGTATTACCTTCATTAACTACTATTCTATAATTTACGTTTTTTAAATATTCTTCATTAATTTTAACACCTTTTGCTGTTACAATAATAACTTCTTCTGGGTTAATTTTTTGATTTTCAACACTTTTTATAGCCTTTTCAAAATAAGAACTTAGAGTGTCATCCATTTTATGGATTGGAATTATAATTGTTGTTTTATTTTCTGCCATTTTTTAAATTATTTTTCTGTTTCTACATTATTTTCCACTTCTAACGGTAGTGAAGATTTTAATTCATTAATTCTATTTGTAAAGAATTTTTCATAAACTTCTTTTATTTTTGATTTTTGTTCTTCATAAGAGTAAGTATCTTTTTGTTTAGACATTTCTTCATATAATTCAGAAGGTTCACCATCTTCTAACCAAGCTTGAAAATAGTTAGCTATTAAATCAACAATCATCAATGGGTCATGTGTCCAAAGACCGTTTTTATCTGACATCCATTCAGGTACCATGTTTGGTACTAACCCTAAAACGGGTACATTACATTTCATAGCTTCTAACGGAAATGTACCAAAAGAGGAATCCTTATCAATCCAAATAGCTAAACAGGATTCTGATAAAGATTTAGCAAAAGTTTCTCTAGGTAAACCTCTCATGTCGCGGAAAGAAACCCATTTTAAATGAGGGTATTTTAAATAAAATGCCTTGTAAAGTTTAACTAAATCCCTTTGGTCACGAGTTGAAATCGCTATTATTGGTTTTTTTGGTTTATCTGAGGGTTTGAAGTATTTTGGTATACTTACAGGAACTACTTCGGCTTTAATTTTTTTAGAAAACAAATTTTCAAGATATTCTTTTTGTTTCTCACTTGTTGTAATAACTTCTGTAATACCGTAATCAGACCAACTTTTACCTGGCATTAACATTTCAAAAATGTAATCGTAAGATTGTGAAAATACTATTCTCTTAGAAGGTAAATTTAAAGTTTGTTCCATTACATTTGAAAATACTTCAGGTATGATTATAAAATCTTGTGGATTAACTTTTAATTGTTGAGCTTCAATTGACACGTGTGGTATTTCAGCGTAAACTTCACCTAATGTGTTGGCTACTGAAACGTAATCATTTTTTTCATGTAAAATTTGAGCGTCATAACCTAAATCACGTAATATTTTAGCATGATCATAAATGTTGGCCAAACTAGCGATTGGATTACCTTTGGTGTCCATTGTAAAAAAATAAATTTTAAATTGTTTGTTCTCTAAATTAGAGATTGCGTTCTTAACGACTTGTTTAGTGTTATCTTCCATTGTTTTCTTTTATTATATTATGTTTTAATAATGTGTTAAATGATAATCTAAAGGGTATTGATAATTGTTCACCTAATTTAGTTCTACCCATAGCTTCATCAACGATTGAATTTTCGTTTAAAATTACATCCATTAAAGCTTTGGTAGTTTCCCATTTGGTTAAATCTACTATTTGAGTGTAATCTACAACATCATCCGTTTCATTGTTTTTTTCGGATTCCATTTCTTTTTTGGCCTCACCTAAAATATCTTCTATACTTTCAGAATTATCTAAACGTACAAATTGACTTAAAGTTTCTAAATCAAAATAAAATTCATTTCCGGCTATCGCAAACAATGAAGATTTATTATCC